TGAAAGCCGAACTCGCGCAATATGTCGCGGTCGGTTCGTCGCGTGTGATCGGGCTCCTCCCGCGTCTCCGCGGTGCCCAAGTCCCAGATCTCCTGCACCGACTTCCACGAACCGTCGGCGTACTTGTAGCCGACGCCCTCCGGATCTCCGTTCACCTCGGCGGTGATCCGGTCAACGAGGTCTCGATTCTTTCCCATGGTCTCTCGCTCCTATCGCGTATGGCTGTCGCGTTCGTCCCTAAACTCAAAAGGCCGGTGAGTGGACATTCCACTCACCGGCCCACCTGTTTCTGTCCGCCAGCGATTTGGCCAGGCTACTAGCTGCACCCGAAGGCTTTCGCCATACCCTCTTCGTTCTTCACCTCCAGGGTGTACTCGCCGATGACCATGCCCTTCTGGCTGTCACCCGTCCGACTGACCGGCACGTGGGCGAAGCTTCGGCCGGCGAGCGGCACGACGTGGACCCGACCGCCGGAGATGACCATCAGGGAGCCGGTCGGCATCCAGCGGTTCAGCTGAACCTGCATGTCGCCGAACGTGCCCTCGTAATAGGTCACCTTCCGCTGGTACTTCGTGTCGCCGGCCATGCCCTGCTGGACTTCGATCCGCGAACTGTTCCACCCGTCGATGATCCGCTTCATGACCTTGTCGGCCACGATCATGTTCAGGTCGGACGCACCCTGCGACCATGCGCCCTGGATGACCGTGTCGAGGATCTCCGGCGTGAGCGTGCCGGTCGACGTGGCGTTGGTCGCGATCGACTGCCACAAACCTCGCATGGTCCGCGTGTTGGCGACGGCGCTTCCACCGATCGTGTTACCGGACAGACGGCCACGGATGACGGTCTTTTCGAGATCGCGGATCGACTCGCGGAGGCGCTGGCCTCGCTGGTGGTCATACTCGTCGGAAATCCCGCCGAGCTTCTTGACCGCCTGCATCGTGCCGCTGACCAGGATGTCCTTTTTGAAGATCTGGCAGTAGTTGGTCACGCGGGTACGCGGCCGGCTGATGTCCCCGGCAACGTCCGCACCTTCGAGCGCCGCATCGCCGAGCACGAACAGCGACTGGCCGGCGGTCAGCGTCGCGGCGGTCGAACCACCGAAACCGCGGGTAATCGTCACGGTGTTCACGCCGATGGCGGAGATTTGCATCTGCTCGCCCGTGGACTCGTTCTCGACGACCATGCCGACTTGCAGATACGGATACGCGGCCGTCCCCGACATGTGCGGCACAATGTACGTCGCGGCGTCGTCCTGCGTCACACTGACGCTCAGGGTGTTCGGCCCCAGCTCTTCGGAGAGCCATTCGTGCAGCACGTTTTCCGCGGGGTACTGCGGCTGGGCCAGGAAGTCGAGCAGCGGGGTCTCGAACGGAGAGATCATGCCGATTTCGTCGGAAACGTCTTCGGCCAACTCGTTGAACACCCCAGAATCGTAAACGGCCAATCCGGTGAACGACATCGTGAAATTCCTTTCGTGTTAGCGACTGACAGCAGCCGCCAACAACGGTCAGCTGCTCAGCTCTTTCTCAAGGGCTGCAACCTTTTGTTTAATCTTACGAAACGCGGTAAGAGCCGTTGCAGACCCTTGGGACTGCACGACTTTCTGCTGCGCCTCGACCAACTCCTTCTTCAGCTTTTCCAGCTCGGCCTGCTGCGGCCGTCTCCTGGGAGCACCTCCGGAAGCTCCGGAACCACCCCCGTCCATGCTGGACGGCTTCAGGTAATCCGGCATCTCCTCTTTGATGCCATCGTCGATCTTGACCAGCCCCCCGTTCTCCGAACGAAGCATCCACTGGTTCTCGACGTCATCCCACTCCATCTGCGGTTTGAAGTAACGCTGGCCGGCTTTCATGTCCCGGCACTTGGCGTCCTTGAGAGCGGATACCAGCAGGTTATCACCTTCGGCAACCTTCCGGCTCTCTTCGGCTTCCTTCCGCGCGGCGGTTTCGGTCTCCAGCTGGGATTTCAACGACTCCAGCTCTCGATCGAACTTCTTCTGGAGAAGATCCAACTCGCCCTTGTGTTTCTCGTCGGGCGCGCCTTTGGCCTTCTCCAACGCATCTTCCAGTTCCTTCAACTGCGTCTGGAGATCTTCGATTTGCTTCTTCGTGCCTTCCGCGTCTTTGTCGCGGACTTTCAGCTCGCGCTGCATCTTGGCGACACGCTTCTTGACCGCATCCTCGATTCCCGCCTTGTACTCGGCCTCGGTGTACGTCTTCTCGCCACCTCCGCCGCCGCCTCCCGGGTCTCCGTCTCCATCTCCGCCTCCGCCGCCGCCACCGCCACCGGCGCCATCGGCTTCCATGAAGATCATCTTCGGGACAAAGCGCGAACTCAGACTGTCAAAGAGCAACATCTCGCATCTCCTCGCTGTACGGTGCGGAACCGGTCCCGAAATGTATCGGTGTCAGAACCCTAGTTATCGACGACGCCGGCGACGGCGTCGTCTCCCGGTCATTCCACGTCAGGATTCACCAACGTGGCCGGTACTGACCCAAATGATTCGGCGAGTCCAAGACCCTTCGGTTCGGCGTTTTCAATCTCGGATTCAATCTCGCTGCGAAGCTTCATCGGATGCCTCGCAAACATTTTAGCCGCAACCCGTTTTTCGATCTCTTTGATCGCCGTTTCTGAAGTAAGATTAGTTCGCGCACTTCCGAGAATTTGGAACTCCATTAGGAAATCATCGACACCAAACTCTCTCGGATACGCAACCTTACCGTCCCACTCTTTCCTCAGCCACTTCGAGACAAGCCGATGGACTGCGATCTCGCACTGCTCCATCCCCTCAGCCTTCTTACCCAACGACTGATTCGTCTCGTTGAACTCGTACGCGTACGCAATTCCCGACGTCGCCTCCCGGACACCGAGGAGACCTGTCGAACCGGATAGCTTCGAGAGTCGGAAAATCTCGTCCTTCGCCCGATCGATCCACTCGCCGATCAGCTTTAGTGGAGTATCGCCAGGGGTCAGATATTCCGGCGGCTTGGCCCCGGTCGAATACTCCAGAATGTTGTGATGCCCTAAAATCTCAGGACTATCGTTTCCGCCGCCTTCCATGGTCAAAATGTTCAGACAGCGTTCAGCAATTTCCTCGTCACCCAAGCTCGACCAGTTCAGGATAGCAATGTTGATGTCCGCAATATCTCGAAGCTGGCTGGAACCAAACCACCGATGATTCTTGGCCTTCTCGTTGTAGCAGATGACCAGCGGTACTTCGCCCAACGAGTGCTCACCGTCCCCCACCATCGTGGCCGTCTGATCGTCGTCGTTGACGTCCCAAGCCTCCCACCCCTTCCTGTTCCAGATCACAAACCGGCGAAGCGTACCGCCCGCTTCGGCTCGAAACTCGCGATCCGACTCACCCACCAACTCAATCTTGACCCACTTGAAGTTACCATGGCGGTCCAACTCCCAGTCCTTGATCTGAGTGGGTAAAACCACAGTCAGGTAGGGCCGGATACCCTGCTCCTGCCGAACGGCCTCACTCTCAATCTCATCCGCCTGGGGGGCGTCTACAAGTACCCCGCAGTGGCCGTATATCTGGGCAGAGGTAGCGACGTCCTGCATGAAGTTGACGTAGCTCGTTCCGGAAAAATCGGCATCTTGGTACAGCGCGTCGACATCACTCTCGATCGCGTCACCCGGGAGTCGCTCAATCGGAGCATGGAACAAGTAGGCAACAACCAGATCAACGACTGAAGCACAGTAGTTGTAGTAGTACCCCCGCTTCACGCGGACGTCGAACATGTCCTGCGACTCTCGGGGATGCCGATGGACGAACCGATAGATGTCCTCGGCCTCGTAGAGATCCTCGTACTTCCGCCACCTAGGCTCCCAGGCCACGTAGTCCGGGTGCTCGTACACGAGAGCCTGATAGTCCCGCATCAGCTGGAGTTTGAGCGCCTCCAGTTCGGCCTCGGCATCCGGAGGATTCTGGTCCATGTGCGCATTGGACCCCACACTACCGCCGTCTGCTTCGCTGTGTATTGGATGATCCACGGAATTACCTACGCGTCGTTACACCACTCCAAGAGCGTTGGGTGTCCCAAGCATCGGAATTCCGAAACCATCTGAGGTGTCGTCATCGCCGGATTCTTCAGATGATGGTATCCGGCAGACATCAACGAACGAGTGGCCAATTCCGAACAGTGGAACCTGTCTGCACTCAAGTCTAAATTCCACCCAAATGCTTTCAGGCACCACTGCACAGCGGAGAACGCTATCACCACGAACTGCCACACCGAAGCGTACGCCTTGGCCCAATGCCGCATCGCGTAATCTGCGGCATCAATTTTGGAGATTTCAGAAATGATCGGTTGCCAATAAACGCGATAATGCTGCTTTTTCCCTTTGCACAGAACATGGCTGAGTGGCACGAGCCGTACTCCCTGAAACGCGCGTGGTTCCAGAACACACAGCTTCGGCTCTTTGTCGGCGGCCACTGTTACCCAGATCGCCATCCCAACATGCGTGATCCGATCCGGACGCCACCGGCCTTTCCAGACCAAGCTCTTGACCCCACCCCAGAAAGAAATGAGCTTGGAGAAGAAACCATCACCACCTCCGAAAGTCAGCAGGTCACCGGTCTGAATCTGATCTCGCGCTTCCTGGTATCGCATCTCGCCCTCCTCACAGCTCCACAGCCATCCCGGACAACCTGTCTACCACCGTGGGACGGAGAGCGGCGATGTGCTCTCGACATTCCGTTTGACAAGTCGGCGAATTCGCCGACTTGCCACCGGTGTACTGGTTCCCACGGTCCCCGCCGTGTTTCCCGCCGGCAATCAACGCCTTCAGCCCCGCCGCCAGAATCACTGCTTTGTCGATCATGCTACCACCTACGTTGTCGGCCGCGATATCGAACGCCGCCCTGTTTATGGTACGAGTAAAGCCCATACCTGATCTGGTCCATCGAGTGGTCGTTCTCCTGCATCGGACGTCCGGACTTGTCGGGCTTACCGTCTGGTCTGGTCGGCCATTGGTACTTGTTAAACTCGTAAATCGCATTGGTACACCACTCCATGACGTACAACATCGGGATCTCTTGCGGCGGCGTACCCATCAGCAGTGACTTGACGTAATCGAGACCGGGCGACACGGACTTCACTGCCGGCCGCGTGTGAATCCCATGCGACTGCAACTCCAACCTGTCCTGTGCATCCCAGTCCGAGTAGCACCACTCGCCGAACCGGTAGAACTGCGTACCCTGGATCGCCTTGGCGTGTTCTCGCAGAAGCGCCTGCTCCTTGACGTATTCCTCCCACAAGATCCACGCACCGCTGACCGGCGCCCGCACAAGCTTGCCGTAAACAAACGGGTGACCGGGGCTCGATCCGAAGTCGATCGACGACACCATCGGCCATTCCCACGACGGCTCTTCCCGGCCGAACATCTGAGCAAACTGCTTCCGAGACAACACGTGTCGAGACGGAGAGAACTGGGGGTACACGAGCTTGTGTCGCGCCGGCTTCGAGTTTAGCCACTCGGTCTCGAACTTGTCGCGATCGATCAACCGCACCTTGTCCACGAAATCGTCGACTTTGTAGAAGCCGGCACAGTTGTGCGCCTGCCCTTTGCAGAAGGTGAAGATCGGACAGTTGCCGTGCTCGCGATCGTCAAAACATCGACGCGGGCACCGTTCGAGCATCTCCCACACGTTCCATTCGTAGATCTCGATGCCCTTCTCATGCGCCTCATCGAGAAGGCGTTGCATCGAACCGTCGGAATGTTGTCGCGTCGAGGTAAAGACGTTCTGGCCGCGAATGCCTTTCGACGACTGAGCCATGGACAAACCCGTCTGGAAGATGTCCCAGTCCAGTTCGTCGATCTCGTCAACCCTCGCCTTGTTCGGGTGCGGTCCTCGGAATCCCTTCTCCGACCCCGTAATGACTTCGAGAAGAGATCCGTTGCCAAACTCAGTGTGCGACTTGATCGAGTTCACGAGCATCGGCTTGCCGGTCATCACAAGATGCTGCTCGTTCACTCGGGTGAACCAGGGCATCTCGTTGAACTCGCGAAAGTACCGGTAGCACTTGTCCGCTTGGTCCTTCACAGCACCGGCTGACGCGATCTCGCAGCCGGGTTTGAAGATCATGTCGAGATGATTAAGAACGGCGACACCGTACGTGTTGTGCGTGGGAACGAGACTCGTGCCGGCTAAGAACAAATGACTGGGATGATCCACCTGAATACACTGAACCGGAACGGTCTCCCGAAGTTCAATGCTGAGCACCCGGTGATCTGTACAATAAGCCGCTGCCCGAACACGATCCGCCTTACGTCGTAATCGAAAAGGATTCCAACCCGGCTCAGGCCGAAAAACAACACGATACCGGTCCTTAAACAATTCGCCATTCAGTTTACCCGGACCGCGTTCGTAATACGCGGGGTTACCTCCCAATGACGCGACCAGAAACCGCACAGCGTCTGCCAAATCCCGATCGGTTGTATCGAACTCGCAACGATTTCGACTCGCTGCGGCATGCCCGTCCGTGTCCATTAGCCCTTGCAAAAGAGCTAGACGCTGGGAAGGGGACGACAAAAGATATCTCGACGGAACTGACTTCGGCATACCCGGTGCGGGGCACTCTTCAAAATACCGTCGCAAAGTCGGCCTCAGCCCACGAACACAATAGCCCTGCGCTCGATCCTTGCTGGCTCGCGGAACCACCTCCCAACCACACTTACGAATCTCCTCCACAATTTTTGGGTCTTCACTCGTGATTCCGCTGTCATGCCGACACCCATCACCTAAGTACGCACCCAACACATACGGATCTACCGGTAAATCCTGTTCAGGCAAAACCAGAGGCTTCGTCTTTCGTATCCTTGCCTGAGTTTGCACGTTGGTGGCCCGCCGATGCCACACAAATGCGGCCAAATGCAGCGTATCCATCGTCCTGTAGGTTCCGGTGTGCGACAACCGCACCTCCCACAAATGGTCCGCATCCGCGACAAACGTGTCTCGATCGATCCGCACATCAAAACACGCGTGATCCGTATGTACTTGACTCTTGCTAAGAATTCTCGTCAGAGTACCGTCCGGAGCAAAAACTCGCATTCCAACCTGTAAATCAGCAACCGTGCGAAAGCCATCCTCACACAAAACCCAGGTATCCAACGACAGACACTTGCCACCGTTTCGTGAGGCGAAGCCGAGAGCATTCTTCACCCGCTCGAAGAACAGATCACTGATGAACTGGAACGACGTCTTGTGTCCCGGCGTGATCACCTTTCGAGGAAATCGGATGCCATACGCAAGCCAGATGAATTCGTCCAGCTCGTCGTCCGTTGACGGCGCATTGACGAAGTGCCCGTTCTCGTCGAGCTTCAAATAGTGGAACAGCATCTGCTGCGATAACGCAGCCTGAAACGCTTGCACCTCATCCAACGTCCGCTCCCTTGTCGTCTAAGAGTTGAAGGGCGCGCTCGTCAGCTTTGAGCATCCTCACCAGCACCGCCTGATGCTCCGGGGGAGTCGCCGCAAGGGCAGCCTGGAATGCTCTCATGTCTTCGATGGTCAACGGCTTTTGAGATTCCGGCCTGTCCTGACCGTTGACTTGTTCGATGCCGGTACGTTTTTGGAGGTTGAGCCGCTCCTTGATCTTGTCGATCTCGGCTTGAATTGCTGCAAGACATCGTACGCCCGATTCCAAACTCTGGATCTTGACACCGCCGGAGAAGACCTTCTTCAATTCGGCTTCTGGGAGAAGGTTACCGTTCGCGTCGACCAAAGCCTCAAAGTCCAGCACCTGCCCCGTCGCGTGGAAGATCGTCTTCGACCACAACAGCTCCCACTGCGCGAGCCGCTCGACATCCGACCGAACGAGGCGATCAATGATCTGCCGCCGCTTCTCAGCACGAACCAACTCCCCGGGACTCGCCGACTGCGCCGCCGGAACCGGTGCTCCGCCAACTGCACCCCGCACAGCTTGGTCGTGCGCAACCGGCGAGAGGTTACCGTCCTCGTAGAGCTTCAACCGTGCGGACGTCGCCATGTCTTTCTCGGCAATCAGCTTATCCCAACCATGCCAAGGGCAGTTGAACCGACACTTGAACTTTTCGTCGGCCCATCGCTGAACCGTCGTGAAGTCGATGCCCAACTTATCGACAACACGCTGGTACGTCCGCGTCTCATAATAGATCTCGAAAGCTTTCTGATGGTCCTCCGCGGTGTAGCTCTTATTTGCCATCGATGCCTCCAACCTGCAACGTCATGCCGCGGCCGTTCGCATAGATCTTCATCGCCTGAGCAATCTCGTTCAGCCCTTCCGCGGCCATGACCGTCCACTCGATCGCATCGACGATGTCCTCTTCGGGAGACTCCGTCCACATGTCGTCGAGCAGCATCGCGGCAACCGGATCGAACTTTGACTCCATCGCACGATAGAGGTAAACCATCGGCTTCACGTGGTCGCGCCACTTGGCTGCGGCCGACTGCGACGGGGCGGTCGGGGTATCGTCGTCAGCAGTAACCGGGGCGACAACGGTGTACTTGCCCTTCTCGTCCTTCGAGATACAGTCCTGCTGCTCGTCCTCTGGCAGTTCCGCCACCCGGGCAGCCCGGGTCACCGGGACATCGCCGGCGTCCATCGCCGCAACCAGATCGGGCACGCCATTCTCGACGATGGTGTTGACCCGTCGCATCTGGGTCGCACTCTTGAATCCAGACGCACGGGCAACGGTATCCCGAGTCATCACCCCCGGAGAAACGGACACATCCGGAAGATCCGACGACTGCTCAGACAAATCCTGGCCCGGCGGGCCAGGATTTAAGGAAGGCCGTCCACGACGCTCCCCTGTACGAGATTCCAACTCTTCTGAAATGGCCACGGCGAGCGAAGCCTTCTCGGACAAGGTGAGATGTTTGTGCAAACTGTTCTCAGCGTCTTCCGCCTGCAACAGAGATTTGACGTCTACTATGCGGCAGTCGACTACGGACCACCCGATATGCTTGACCGCACGGAGACGCCTATCACCGCAAACAAGCCGCTTCGACGAGGTAATCGTCGGTGCTTGGAGCAAGCCGTGCTCCAGAATGCTGCCTGCCAAACGCTCGATGTCGCCAAAGTCACGCCGGGCACGCTTTCCCACCACAATTTCAGAAACCTGGACAGGTTGTTCCACAGTTCAGTTCTCCTGTTCATAACCTGCGTCCGTACATTTGTGGTGGTTTGGAAAGTACGTCGCAGACCCATGGAATTTCGGAAAGAATCTCAACAACTTCTGAAATACTGCACGTCTGTTTACAAACAAGGTCGCAAGCGTTCGGAAGGCTTTTTGCGGAAACAGCCTCGAACTTGCGACCACCGATATTGCCGGCAACATACGTGCCGAACGTTTCGAGAAGAGCTTCTGCCGAATACGCCTGGTTGCAGACGATCTGGTAGCAGACCTCTGTCTCTTCAAGTACTACTTCTGGAACTTCCGGTTTCGGCGGCTCCGGGTCGGGATCGGATGATTCCTGCGGCCCTGTCGGAAGATTATCGGAAGATTCACCCACCTCGACTGGCCAAAACTTCTTCGCGATCGTGTGGAGCTGGGTGAGTCCCTTCGCACCATAAGTATTGACCGCACGAAGATACCCGAACTGTTCCGAGTTCTCGCCGATCTCTCTCCGTTCAAGCTCGGCCAGCTCGTGAAGCATGCGAACGAACGCCGCACGGTCATTCCGGTTCAAGCCGGCACGATGCGCGCGGCCTGCGAGATCTTGGCACAGCGGAGTTCGCCAGTCGTTGGAGTCGGTACTCATGAGGAAGGAAGCATGTCAGCAGGTAGAGTGTCGTATCGCTGGAATGCGCCGAAGGCTCGAAGGATCTCTCCGAAGCGAATACGGTCGAGCGGGACTTGCCGGCCGAGAAGCCGGGATGCCTCCCGAATGTTCGGAAGCCGGTGCCGGCGGTCAACAAACAGCTGAATGCGCCGCACCTGTTCGTAAGTCTTCCGAGGTACGCGAACACCTCGATACCAGTGATCAATCAGTGCTTGCAGAAATTCTCGGAAGATGATCGCCGATGCGTACGTCGAGAATTTCTCTTGACCCGGTCTTTCCGGATCGTAACCGTCAGCTGCCTTTAACAGCCCTACGTTTCCAACACCGATCAGCTCCTCGATGTCGATCTCGGGGTGAGTTCGCCAGAATCGTTTTGCTAAAAACACCACGAGTGGCAGGTTGTCAGTTACGAGCGACTTAGGCTCGTAACGCTGCGCTTTGGCAATGTCGGCTCGGTAGATTGCAAATGTATCCATACGTCTGCTAAATGATCCTCCACCGTTTTTGTGATTTCGGTCGATTCTCAGGAAGGTACATCCGACTGTGAATGTACCTTTTCGCCGCTTTCATTCCGCACACCACGTCAACAAAAGCACAGTACGCGGAATAATCGATCGCCTGGGACTTGACTTCTTCCAGGTTCATAAAGGATGTTGCCTGCCGGGTGATCGCCTTCTTCGAGTGCTTCTTCACCTCGACTACCCACATTGCCTTTCCGTCCTCGAAAACAACGATGTCCAGCCGGTAGTTTTTCTCTTCACCACGAACGGTGACTTCGAGGCGAGCGTCAAAGCCGGCTTTTTGTAGCTCTACTGCTAAGTAGCTCTGAATGTCTGCTTCCGATGGCTCTCGCGGGTAACTGATCTTCGACGCTCTTTTGATCGGGAGACCCCATTTCTGAACAAGCTGCCATCGCTGATCTTTCGGCAGTGTCGGTAAATGCCGATTCAACGCGCCGGCAATCACAATTCGCGACTTCTGGACAACGAGCCCGTTTACCAATGACATCGGGATGTCTTTTGGTTGTACCGGAAAGCTGAATTCCGAAGGTCTTAGAGATTTGGTAACTCGCCGTTTGCGTTCGGAAGTACCAACTGCGCCTCTTTCTGAACGTACTTTGGTCACTCGGTGGCGCCGGCTGTATCGGCTCATCCGGTTACTCCGTTTTGGTTGTGAATAGGCAGGAGCGAGCGCACCGACCCCTTGCGAGGCCGGTGCGAAACGGAAAAGGTCGTGAATGAGGCTATCGCTCACGGACCGGGCAGCACTTATTTAACGCGGCACACTGCCTTGCACCCTACCGCGTTGCAGTCTGTTACCCAGCGACGAGTACGTCGGACACTGAACATGGCTGGGGAATCTGCAAAAGCAACCAACTTCGCACCCCGGCTGCATCTAGGGGCGGTGCCGATATTCGAGAGAGCGCTCGGCAACCAGGCGCGATCGTATTGTCTATAAGATATTATTTCAATCCGACCGACAAACCCACTCGATTTTTCCCTGATTTCGGCATTTTCTCAAAAAAAGGCCAGGAGATCTTCTAGTAAATTGCTACAATCTCCTCATAAGGCAAAACACGAACTCCAAACAGCTGATTCAAGAGAGCCCCGAACGGAGGACAAACCAAGTGGCACAGACCGACGAACGACTGTTGAAGGTGTACGCTACGGCAGAAGAAGCACGCAAAGCGACGAAAGGTATCCGCTCCGTACGCCCCTACGCCCTGGAGCTGGGTGAGCACAAGGGAATCATGGTGGCACGCTCCGCCGATCTGGCGAAGAGCCGGTTCTTCGACACCGTTGAGGGCGCCTCGTGTGCCCCCATCTCAACCAAGTCCGCACCCCGGGTGTCCCGGACCACCCTGCGACATAATCTCGCGTTTGCCGAGCAAATGCGGGCGCAGATGGACGGCAAGACGAAGGACGCCAAGGCGCAGCAGGCCACAATGGACGCGACGATCGCGGACCTGAAGAAGAAGATCGAAGCGGCCGGGCAGGCCAAATCCTCGCCGCCCGTCCCGCCTCCGCCGGCTAACAACGGCAGCGGGGAGGGCAACGGGGACTCACAGCCCGCTGCCGAATCGCAGAGCGAGCCCGCGGCTCCCCCAGCATCTCCGGAGCCTCCCGCGGCGGAAGCCGCTCAGTCGGCCGCTCCGGCTCCCTCGCCGGCACCGGCACCTGCTCCTTCTCCGGCGCCTGCCCCGGCACCCCCGGCACCCCCGGCACCGGCGCCCGCCCCGGCACCGGCACCCGCAGCTCCTCCGGCGCCCGCCCCGGTTCCGCCGGCACCCCCGGTTCCGCCGGCTTCCTGATCGGTCACCTTCTGTTGCGGGGATGGTGGTACTGGCGTCGCGGCGGTGTGGTGGTCGCCGCGACGCCTTCTTTTTGCACTCACGGAGTCGTCCATGTCTCAGAAACCGTTGACTACAGGCAAAGTCTCCAAGATGTGCCACGTCGCACCTCGAACCGTCTCGAAGTGGTGCGACGAGCACGGGCTCGAACACTACCGGCTGCCGGGCGGGAATGATCGCCGGATCATGCCGGACAAACTGCGTGAATTTCTGAATTCCAAGGGCATACCCGTGCCAGCCGAAATACAGGAAAACGCTACATGATCACCAACCATTACATCGTGAACGCTCTACGGTCGGAGAGTACAGTTGATACGATTTCGTGCAATCAGCAGGTACTCCTCGACGCGCTTTCGCAAGCAACCGCGTTAAGTCGTGTTCTTGATCAGTTGAAAAAGCACATCTTCTACGGAAATGATGCGGCCATCGAAACAGCTGCGAGTCTGTTGTATCGCGGCGATCCCCCAGACGATCTGCATGTGTTCCGTTGCGAACATTTCGACATCAATCCCCGCGTCTTCCATGCAGTTCTAGGTAAAGCCACCGAGGCTTTCGAGATGCTGGAAGCAATTCATCAGTGTCTGCGGAATGGTACCGAATTGGACATGGTCAACCTGCTTGAAGAGCTGGGCGACTCGTGGTGGTACGACGCCCTGTTGTGCGATGCCGCTCGGTTTTCTCCAGAAGACGTGCGTACAAAAAACATCGCAAAACTTCGATCTCGGTATCCGGACAAATTTGACAGGGACAAGGCCGCGAATCGGGATCTCGGTCAAGAGCGACGTATTCTTGCCGACGAACACGACTGTCTCGGCGAAGACCGGTAGTCCCCAACGTAAGGAAGCACCCCATGGGACACTACAGACCTGATGGCCAGCCGTCGACGATGCAATGCCACGTGTACCAGCGTGAAGCTTGTGAAAGCCTGCGAGGCGGGCGCATCTTGAGTGTTGCTTGCAAGGAAGATCCGTCTCAGCTGGGCCGTGACTTCGGAGCAATCAACCTGGATCAGCAGGACTTCGATCCGCAAGAGCAGCTGAGTCTCTACGAGATCCCCAACTTCGTCGTCGGGGATGCCTGCAATCTACCGTTCGGTGCCGAAGAGTTCGATCTGGTAGTGCTCGGCGAATTCCTGGAGCACTGCCCGTTCGATGCGGCGGTAACCGCTCTCCGCGAAGCTTCCCGGGTCATCCGGCCCGATGGACGTATCGCCGTTACTGTGCCGCTCGACGGTCGGCCGGCGGAAGCACAGCACGCTCCCGAACACCTCGTTACTTGGGCACACGGAATCACGTCCTGGCACCAGACCGTATGGGACGAATCGTTGTTTTCCGCGCTGCTCGGGGAGGTCGGCCTGCGAGAGGTCGATCGCAGCTGGCGGGAACTGAACTACGGATTCTGCACCGGTTTCGGTGTGATGCTCCGCAAACCAGGAGAGTGACGATGCCAAGTGACGCAGGCTATGCGGCGATGGCCAGATATGGCGACGGCGATACGCACCTTGACCGGCTTGTGCAGGACGAAATACGTCTCGAAAAATCCAGGTCGAGACAACGCAACACCATCCCCGACATCGGCGTGTTCATGCGTCGCGTTGGCCCGATGCACGCGACGCAGATGGCAAGCTTGGCCGAACGTACCCAGCACTCGTTCAACCTGATCTACGTGTTCGAGGAAGGGACGGCGCACGCCA